GTAGCGTTAGTATGACTTCTGATTTAATTGATGAACACAATGCTGATAGTCTTGACATGGTAGAAATAATAGTAGAAATTGAAGAAGTATTTGGATTACATATACCAGATGAAGAAGTTGAAAGATTACGAACAGTTGGGGATATACTATTTTATATAGATCAAAATTTATCTCCTTATCACCCTAGTAGAGATGAAGTTCAAATTACCGAATTTAGTTAATAAATACTTAGCATATAGAGATGCTATGCGAGGTGCTAAATACTTTGAGAAGCACCCACACCTTCAAGAAAGATTAGAAATGATCGAAGACTGGTGTGAAGAACTAGAGGACAGAATAGTAGAGATTGAGGATAACCAAAATCATTATTCTGACAGAGTAGTTGCATTAGAAAAGATAGCCCACCCTAAATGTGGGATAGAAGAATTTGATGGCTACGATCCTTTAGTGCAAAGAATTAAAAAATTAGAGGAAAACATATAAACACTCAAAGAACATTAAGTTCAAAAACTAGACGAGTATCTGCTTATCTCGTTAAAGATTATTTAGAAGAAGCAGAATATAAACCTATTCCAGTACAACTGGACAAGATTAAATGTGGCAACGATTCTGAGGAAGAATTTCTTGCAGATGGAGTTGCACTTGTAGGATTGCAAGATCCACTTTTATTGTTAATTTCTAATCACAAGAACTTAACAATGGACGGCGATCAGCCCTACATTAAAGAACCTTTCATTTGCTACAAAGGGAACAAATATCTTTCTGCAGCAAAAGAGTTGGGTTATGATGCTATCGACTGTATTATCGCTGATGATGATGTATGGGCGAAAGCAATAGAATACGCCTTGAAACAAGGCTGAGCCTCGTAAGAGGATTAGGAGAGAAGAATGTTAGGATTCTTACAATGGGTTATAGGATGGATTCAAGTTATACCATGGTTAGTCATGAGTGCTTCAGTCATAGCTGCGTGTACAGATACACCAAAAGATGACAAGTTAGTCGGAAAAATGTATAAAGTTCTTGACTGGTTTGCAATCAATGTTGGTAAAGCTAAACAGCAGGCAAAGGATAGCTAATGGCAGAACCATCTTCACAATTCCACGGCGACATGAGTAGAAATGAGGTCGAAATTGATCTTAATAAATTCATGGAACTTGTACAAGAAAACTCAAACCTCAAAGCAAAAATCGTAGAGATGGAAGCCAACAGAGAGCCAGACAACCCTTGGCAGCGTTGGATCTTTTTATCAAATATGATTGATGCTTGGAGAATATTCCCCCGTGCTTTCCTCAGCGTATACATTTTCCTATTGTACTACTGTACAATGTGGTTTATGGCACTAGAAGATCCAACTATGGAACAGTCTGGTCTCATTAGTATCGTTGTAGGTGCAGGTGCCGCTTGGTTTGGTTTGTATGCTGGAACAGCAAAGGACAAAATTAACGGATCTGGAAAATAGTTCTTGACTTCATCTCATAATTTTAGTATAATATAAGTTATGAAAAAGTTCAAAGACATCAAAAAAATCAAGCCCACAAAGAAAGATAAGGTTTGTCCTTACTGTAAGACTACAGAAAATACAGATGGTCTTTGTGGCATTTACAAGTGTTGGAAGTAATTTATGAATTTATTTTACTTAGACGAGGATCTCGACAAGGCAGCACAGTATCATGTTGACAAGCATATTGTTAAGATGCCACTGGAAGCTGCCCAGATTCTTTGCACAACAATTTACATTGACAAGTTTCTAGGGTATGTTCCTCGTGCGCTAAATGCAGACGAACGAGAAGTTCTGAACAAGGTTAAAGCTGAAATTAAGCATTTACCATTAGAGGAGCGACCCTTCCCCTACCTTCCAATGATGTACAATCATCCCTGCACAATCTGGGCAAGGGAGTCATTGGATAACCATGAATGGGTTCATTGTTATGCCAATGCATTAAATGATGAATACCATTATCGTTATGGTAAACTACACAAATCTATTGAACAAGTAGTAAATAAATTACCAGAACCCACACATCTTAAGAGAGTAGGATTTACTAAGTTCGGATTGGCAATGCCAGAGGATCTTAGAGATTACGATAATCCGATACAAAGTTATCGAGATTATTACCATTTAGATAAGGCAACCTTCGCAGCTTGGTCTCACAGAGACAAACCACATTGGTGGAATGAAGATTATGCCGATTACGAAAAAAGGATAACAGCACAGTGAACAATAAATTTAACGAAGAAGTAGCATTAAATATGCTAAAAAACCATATTCTGAGTACCTATCAAGCACATTATAGTAGTGGTAAAATTCAATCAACTGAATTCATTTTTGATTCAGGTCATGGAGAAGGATTTTGTTTGGGAAATATCATAAAATATGCTCAACGATATGGTAAAAAAGAGGGAAAAAACACTGATGATTTGTTAAAAATTTTACACTACGCAGTAATGCTATTAGGAAAAGAGGTAGAAGATGGCAGTTAGAAAGAAAAGAGAAGAAAAACTCTCAGAATCAAATATTAACAAAGTAATAGAATTACTCGCTGCAGAAAAACCTATTACTAAGAAAGAGGCGTGTGAGATATTACATATTGCATACAATACAACTCGTCTCAACAAGATCATATTAGATCATCAAGAAACATTAGAATTTCGTGCTAGAAGAAAAGCACAAAACAAAGGCAAGGGCGTTACAGAAGCAGAGAAAGTTTCAATCGTAAAACATTATGTAGATGGAAACAATATATCTGACATTGCAAAGGCATTATATCGTTCCCCTGCTTTTATTAAAGCCGTCATTGAACGGCTGGGAGTACCACAGAAACTTCCAGACACAGATTACAAAGGTATTCGAGAAGCAATGATTCCCGAGCCTTGTGTATCAGATGAATTTGAACCAAATGAAAGAGTTTGGTCAGCACGAGGTAATTGTATTGCTGTAGTGCAAAAAGAAATTAAAAGTAATCAAACAAATTACGAAGAAAAATATGGTAGTAAAATGTATCATATTTGGGAAATTGAAATGGCAGAATGTGAATCGCCATACTTCGGATTAGTACGCAACGCAGGACATAATGCTTCTCGACTTGCATACGATCTTGGAAGTTTAAGACACTTACAGGAATATTTATGACAACATTACAAATAATACTTTGTTTTTGGCTAGCAGGTTCTTTGCTTGCTATGTGGAAAATATGGAAACCTTCATATTCAGTAATTTCAAAAATAGATGAGCATAACATATTAGTAGCAAGACCAGTATTATCTACAGTAGTAGTATTCATTTTATTCACAATATTTTTACCATTTATGGTACTACCTTTATTAATACCTAACAAACTAGAAGAATTTGTATTTGGTTTTATTAAGGGAGCAAAGAGAATTAAGTAATGGCATACAGTAAGGAAGTAACAGACAGATTTGAAGGAGTATTAAATAGTCCTAAACAATATTCAGTTGGAAAATACGATCCAAAAGATCCTCGAGTAGCAACAGGAATAACTGGTGCACCATCATGTGGGGATGTAATGAAGTTACAACTAAAAATAAATCCTGACGATAATCGTATACTAGGTGTTAAGTTCAAAACATATGGGTGTGGGAGTGCAATCGCCTCATCTTCTATGTTTGTAGATATGCTACAGGGCGTAACAATAGAAGAAGCCAGACAAATTAAAGACAAAGATATTGCAAAAGCGTTGGACTTACCACCAATTAAATTACATTGTAGCGTACTAGCAGAGGAAGCAATTCATGCAGCGCTTAAAGACTGGGAGAACAAACAAAAATGATAGAATTTATTTTCACATTACCTACAACTATTGGACATTTCTTATTTAACTTCGCCATTTGGGGAGCAGGAATATATTATGGAGTAGAGTGGGTAATAGACACATTAAAAGATCGAGGTTTCTTATGAGTTATTTATTACAGGCACTTATTGCTAAGTTAAAAGGCGAAGTAGAAGTAGCAAAAGCAAATGTTATGGTGTATACCAGAAACTCAACAGGTATTGGAGAACATCCAGAGATTGTAGAAGCTATTGAGACACAGATAGAAAAAATCGCAAATGCTGAAGAAAAGATTGCAACCATAGAAAAGCATTTTTCAAGATAGGAAATCCCTATAGATAACGAAAAATACTTCTTGACAGATGGTTTCAATTTCGATATAATATAGTTATATTTAATAAAGGACATACATGAGTGATAGATTTTATATGCAACAGTACGACCGAACAGGTTGGAAGCCCATATGGAACAACACATGGATCCAAAACAAAACAAGGAGAAAAAACATGGCTTGGACAGATGAATCTAAAGCACAAGCAGTCGAAATGTATCAGGAACAAGAACCTACACCTGAAACTTCAATGGAGATTGTAAAAGACATCGCAGACGAACTTGGTGAATCACCAAATGGAGTTCGTATGATATTGACCAAAGCAGGCGTATATGTAAGAAAAA